TACCAATCAGTTCAACGCAGTTTGACCAATACGTTATGAACACCATTAGCGGGTCATGGTCACGTTTTACAGGCGTTAATGCTACCTGTTGGGCGTTTGTTAACAACGTAATGTATTTCGGACAAGGCGGCAAAGTCTTTAAATTTTGGGATGGGCCAACTGATGATGGCGAAGTCATCAATACCGACCTTTTACCTGCTTTTTCTGCCTTTGGCAGTCAAAGTCAGATTAAGCGTTGGACGATGGCTAAAGTGTCAATGGGCTACGATTATGCGTTTGCGTTTTCCGGTCAGATTAACCTTAATTTTGATTTAGATTCTCAGCCACCACAACCCTATAACCTTCTTGCTACCAACGCAGGCGTTTGGGATTCTGGCACTTGGGACAATGTACAATGGGGAGGAAATATACTTCCTTTTTCACGTTGGCAAATGGCGTCGGGCATGGGCTATTACGGCACGTTTAGAATCAAAACATCAAGTAAAACGTCTGATATTCGCTACTATGCAACAGACTATGTATTTGAAGGCGGAGGCGTACTATAATGATATTTGTTGACCGGCAAAAAGAGTTAGCCGAATATATATCAAAAGTAACTGGGGGCACTTATTCTACTGATACAGGGCAATTTATAGGCCTTGAAAGAAACGGAAAAATAGCGGCCTGCGTAGCTTGCACGGATTGCAACGGTTCATCCGCACAATTACATATAGGCGCATCAGATAGGTTTAATATAGACTTTTTATGTTTTTGCTTTGAGTATGTTTTTTATCAGTTAAAATTAAAACGTCTTGCAACTGTAGTTGATTCAAAAAACATAAAGTCGTTAAAATTTAGCGCAAATTGTGGGTTTCAAACAGACCACATTATAAAAGATGCAGGTATTGATGGCGATTTACATATCCTTACAATGTACCCACATCAATGCAAATTATTAAATAAATACCGAAAAACTAGCAACCTAGTTTAGTGTAATCAAACCAAAGGACATTAAACATGGGAAAACCATCTGCTCCACCCGCTCCCGATTATAAAGCCGCTGCTCAAGCGACAGCGTCAGGCAATCAAAACGCTTCTCTTGCTGCTCAAATCGGGAACATGACCAATCAAGCAGGGCCTCCGCAATACTCTCTAAATGAAAGGGGGGAACTGCTAGACGCCGCAGGGAACGTTACTACTGACGTTTCAAAAGCGCAACAGTTAGGGTCTACGGGGGTTAAATACTCTACCCCCGCACAACCCGACAAATTTGGCAATATGCCTTTTGACCAATCTACACTAACCGCAGCGCAAAAAGCCAATTATGCGGCCACTGGCGCGCTTCCAAAAGGCTTTAACGTAACATATTCACCGCAGCAATGGTCGCAAAATCAAATACTTGGGGGTAATGACCAAACTTTATTTAATCAAAGTCAGGCAACGCAATTAGGCTTGTCAGAGATGGCAGTTGATGCGCTTGGCAGAGTTAACACGGCTGTCAACACAAGCATTGCCCCGGACATTGCCGTTCAAGGCGGCCCTGCATCTACTGCTGACGCAATGACAACCAACATTGGTATTGGAGGAGGGTTAAACGCGGGTAGGGCAACAGGCTTTGCTGACCAAGACCAAGTTCAACGTTTTGTATCCCCTTCTGGCGCTATTACGGGTAGCGTAGCTAGCGCAGGCAAGATAGGTGGAGAAATAGCCGATGCAGGCGCGGTTAACGCAAATGTTGCTAATGCAGGTGCGATTAATACAAGTTTTGCCGACGCGGGAATGGTAAACAGAAATATTGCCGACGCAGGAACGGTAAACAGAAATATTGCCGACGCAGGTGCGATTAACGCAAATGTTGCTAATGCAGGTGCGATTAACACAAGCATTGCTGATGCAGGAAACATTAACACAAGCATTGCAAATGCAGGAAAAATTAGAGGAAATGTCGCTAATGCCGGTAAAATTGCGTCAACTATAGGCCCAATTGGAAATATAACTTCTGCATCGGGCGCAAATGGATTAGCGCAAACAACGGTAGATAACAACGGAAATTTAATTCAATTAAATTCTGGGGCTAATGAGCGAGCTAGTGGATTAGCGCAAGGACAACAGACAGCTAATCAGATTAGAACAAATCTTGGTACCGACCCTCAGCTACTAAACCAGCAAACGCAAGACGCCTTATATAAAGCCAATACGCAATATCTTGACCCGCAGTTTAATCAACAGCAGGCTAAAATTGAAAACCAATTAGCCAACCAAGGGATTACACGAGGTAGTGAAGCGTATAACAACGCAATGCTTAATTTTAATAATCAAAAACAACAGGCTTACGAAAGCGCACGAAATCAAGCAATTGCTGGGTCAACCGCCGCTGCTCAAGGTATGTTTGGTATGGGGCTTCAAAGCGCTCAATTTGGCAATCAAGCGCTTGGTCAACAGTTTGGGCAATATACTACTGCGCAACAACTTGCAAACCAAGCAGCAAGTCAAAACAATGCTAATGCTCAAACAAATATGGGCCTTACTAACGCCGCACGTGGGCAACAGTTTGGACAGGGCTTGCAAGCGGCGCAGTTTGGTAATCAAGCAGTAGCGCAAAACAACGCGAATGCAATGGCTAATGCACAATTTGCAAATACTGCACAACAACAGCAATATGGTCAGCAAATGGGGCTTGCAGGGCTTACTAACACTGCACAAGCACAACAATACGGGCAAAACGCCAATAATACGGCTATCGCTAACACTGCACAAGCTCAACAATACGCACAAAACGCTAACAACGCCACGTTTGGTAACGCCGCTCAAGCGCAGCTATATGGACAGAACGCTAACAATGCTCAGTTTGCTAACGCCGCTCAAGCACAACAATACGGGCAAAACGCCAATAATACGGTTATCGCTAACGCCGCTCAAGCACAACAGTATGGACAGAACGCTAACAACGCTGCGTTTGGTAACACTGCACAAGCTCAACAATATGGACAGAACGCTAATAACGCCACGTTTGGTAACACTGCTCAAGCGCAACAATTTGGACAAAATGCTAACGTTGCGCAATTTGCTAACACTGCGCAGGCTCAACAATTTGGGCAAAACGCAGATACTACTAAACTTGGGCTTTTAGGTCAGCAACAACAGTTTAACCAAAATGAAGCTGCGTTAGCGGCGGCTAATGCGGCGCAATCGCAGCAATATGGGCAGAATTTAAGTAACACTAATCTTGCCAACGCCGCGCAAAATCAACAGTACAACCAAAACCTTAGCAACGCGCAATTTACTAACGCGGCAGGGCAACAATATTTCAATAACAATTTGTCTGCGGCGCAGTTAAAAAATTCATCTATCGCGCAAAACTTTGGTATGGATTTAACCAACCAACAACAACAGCTAGCGGCAAACCAAGCTAACGCAGCGTTAAATAATCAAGCGCTTGAATCGCAGTATAACCAAGCATTGCAATCAACGCAGTTAAACAATCAAGCTAGCAATCAACAGCTAGCGCAAAATCAAGCAATTCAGCAGAATCCACTTAACATTTTGCAAGCAGTACGAACAGGCGCTCAGCTAAATACAGCTAACTTACCTGCTGTTGGTGTATCGCAACCCGGTCAATTAGCTAATTGGTCAGGGCCAGATTTTCTTGGTGCGGCTACTGCTCAAGGGCAATATGACCAAGGCGTATATAACGCTAAATCCGCTGCTAATTCTAATTTTACTGGCGCTTTAATTGGCGCTGGGGGCGCTGTTGCCGGTGGAGCGCTAGCATCAGATAGACGACTTAAAAAGAACATTAAACGTATTGGAACGCATATCTTGGGCATTGGGCTTTACACATGGGATTACTTGTGGGGCGAACCGTTTGCTGGGGTTATGGCAGATGAAGTGGAACAAGTCATGCCAGAAGCTATCGTTATGCACCCAAGTGGGTTTAAAATGGTTAATTATTCAATGCTGGGGTTAATGTAATGATGCTAGGTGAAGACCAACACGCAGCGCTGGTGGCTGCACTTAGAAATCAACCGCAATACCCGCAAGGCGTTGCCGCGCCATCGGCGCAGTCCATAATGGAAAACGGAAGACTGCTTGCTAAAGGGTATCAAAATATAAAAGAAGCAGGTAAAAACGAAACTCAGCAATATGTAGATGAGTTTGGCCCTTATGATTCTCAAATGGTTAATTCTTTAGGGACTGACGCGGATAAAGGAAACTTTATGCAGGGGCTGCAAAATAAATTTGGAGCTGCGCAAAATAAACTAAACGGGCTATTTGGAGGAAATAATGGCTAGCCTATACGATGAGAAAGTTTTAGGCGCTAAAGAACGACTTGCTTTAGCCCGCAAATTACAAGAGCAAGGCGATAATGTAGCCGCAGGTCAAATGGTTAGTGGATGGTACGTTCCCAACACAGGCGGCGCTATTACAGGCGCAATTAAGAGTATTATGGGGGGTTATCAAGAAGGTAAAGCTAAAGAAGATTTAGACAAAGCAGAACGTGAAAAAACGGCCGCCACTATGCGAATGTTTAACTCAGCAGGTATTCGTGTACCTGAAGAAATGGCATTGCAAGCTGGAACACCTGAGCAAAAACCTTCTTGGTGGGATAAAACGTCGGCATTTGTTACAGGTGGAGAACAACCTCAAACCGTACCTGCCAAACCTTTAGAACAAAATGTTGCTCAAAATGTTACGCCTGACCAGTTTGAACAACTTGCGCCCGCAATGGCGTTAACGTCGCCAGAGCTTGCGCCTACAATAACATCTATTGCTAATAACAGATACACTAGAGCTACTCAAAAAGAGCTTGCAGACGCGCTTAGAACGGATAAACGCGAACAATTTGATATATCTGAAGAAGGTAGAAACGAAAGAGCAAAAGAAGCTAATCTTCTTCGTGAAACTATTGCTAATCAGGGTAACGAGACTCAAAAAGCAATCGCAGCTTTGGCTGCCGCGTCCAGACAAAATCAAGGCGGAAATCAAGACCATTATGCGTCTGCTGGCGTAGACCCTTATACGCAAGAGCCTATTACATTTAACAGACAAACTGGGCAACATTTTAAAGCAGGCCCTAACGGAACACTTGTCCCCTTTGGCAATACTGCTGCACCTCCTGCTGTTAATGTTGCACCTCAGCCTACTGGAGCGCCTACTGGGATGCCGCCGCAGCCTAACGGTGCTATGGGGGGTGCTTCTGCGCCAAATCAATTCTCTCCAGAACAGAATGCTACCTTTAGCCAAATATATCAAAATCAATTGTCCGGCATAAACCCTCGCATAAGCACTAAGATTCAGCCTGCGTATTTACGCTGGCAGGAAGCCAATGGTATAGCCCCAAGTGATATTGTAAGCGGAAGCGCTACCTCTAAAGCTGGTACATCAGCATTAGGAGCGCAAACTAAACAATTTGAAGCCGCTAAGAATTTTAGTGATACGTTTGATAAAAATGCTCAAATGGCACTTGAATTTAGCGATACCGTTGCGCGGACTAAATCTCCGATAGCTAACCAACTTATTCAATCATGGCAATCAAGCGGTGTCCAAAGCCCTGAATTAAAATCGTTTAAAAACGCTACCGAAACTGCCGTTAATGAGTATGCTAAAATTATGTCCGGCAGCACGGGGTCTTCAGCCGTATCTGTTGCAGCGGCTAAACACGCTCGTGAAATGTTAAGCACTGCCGACAGCCCTGAAACATATAAAATGGCTATTCAAACTTTACGACGAGAAGCTGATAACAGACTTGAAAGTTTTAGAACAGGGACAGCCGGTATTAGCGCTCAGCTTGCTAATCCACAACAGCCTGTTCAACAACCTGTTCAACAACCCGTACAACAACCCGTACAACAAGCGCCTGTGGGCATACCTCCACAAACCGACATTATGGCTGAAATGCGCAGACGAGGGCTTGTAAAATGACCGATTTAAACAAATTATCTGATAACGATTTAATGGCGTTGTCTAATAACGATTTAACTAAAGTAAGCGATGAAGGGTTATTGCATTTAAGCGGCGCTCAAACGCAGGAAGCACCTAAAGAAGAACCGTCAATGCTCAAACGGTTTGAGGATTACGTTGTAAATACGCCCTCAGCTACGGTTGAAAATTTAGGTAATATCTATGCAGGAGGAGCGCAAGGGCTTGCTAACGTCGGCATTAACGCTGCGGATTTAGTTAACGCGCTTCCTGCCAAGCAACAAACTTTAAGCTCGTTAATTGCCCCCTCTAATACTACAACTGCTGATGATTATAAAGCCGCTGTTCAACAAAAACTTCAAGGCTTGGGCGCCAATCCGCAAAGCGGCGCGTTTCAAGCAGGGCAAGTAGGCGGTGAAATAGCCGCTACGCTTCCTATTGGCGGATTATTAGGCGGCGCGGCAAAGATGGCTAAAGCACCCTCACGAATCGTAGAAGCCTTAAAATCGGGTGGGCTAAGCACCGGCGGCGAAAAAGGGTTTACTAATAATTTGCTTACTAAAACAGTTGCAGGCGCTGGCGTGGGGGGTCTTACAGGTGAATTAATAGCGCCTGAAGACGATGGCGGGCTTACTGGCGGTGTTGTAGGCGGCGGCGTAAGCGCGGCGACATCAGTTATAAATCCTGCGGCTAAGCTAGGATATAAAATTGTCGAGCCTGTGTTTGAGCGTGGCAGAGAAGCTATGGTCAACAGAAAGATGCGTGATATTGCAGGCAGTGAAGAGAATATCCCCGCTATGATTGACCGACTAAGAAATAAAGGCGTCACACCTGAACAATTAGCCGTTAAGATGAATTCGCCTGAATTAGCCGGGTCAATTAGAACTTCAGAAGAGCAGTTTCCGCAAGAATGGAGCGTTAAACGCGGCGCAGAAGCGGAAGCAATGGCCTCTAAAGTTAACCAAGCTCAAAGCTCGCTTAATGAACTCTATCAAGGTGAATTGCCCGTTAGCAACGTAAGCGCTAACGCGCCATATCAAAACGTGCGTGATGCGCTAATTGCACAAAAAGGCGGCCTTGAAAATACTAAAGCCACGCGGACAGCAGAGCTACTGCGCCAAGCCGAAACAGAGCAGGGCGCTATCGAGCAGCAAAAACAAGCGCTAGCAGGAACGGTTGCACAGCCTGTTCAGCGACAACTTGGCGAAGCAATCATAGGGCGTAAAGAAGCGCTTGAGAGCCAAGCTAAAGCCGCTGTAAGCCCTTTATATCAACAAGCTTATGATTTATCGCCTCAGCCTTTTAGCTTTCAGCCTTTACTAGATAAAGCAGAAAAGATTAAGAATAAAGTGTCTACCGCTATTGACCCTAAGATTGCACCTAAAGTACACGAAGCTTTAGATGTATTTAAGGTTAAAGAGAGCGAAGCGCCCATACTCTTAGATGCTAAAGGTAAGCCAATGAAACCGGTTTCGGCGGATTTACCTTATGGCGGAACGCTACAAGATATTCACGCTTTGCGGTCTGCGGTATTAGAAGATATTAGAAATATTGAGGGTAATTCAGACACCAGCGCTAACTTAACGCGAGCTAATCTATACAAATTAAAAGAAGGTATTGACGCGTCGATAGCACAACACGCGCCAGAAGAAGCTAAAGCGGTGTTTAATAAAGCCAACGAACTTTACAGAACTACAGTAGCGCAACCATTCCGCGAGGGCATGGTAGACAAACTAACGCGCGAAAACACGCTTTCTCGACCTCAAATTAACCCGTCAGAAGTAGCTGACAAGTTTCTTCACCCTGACCATGCGGTTGACTATGTCAATGCTTTTGGCAGTGACCCAGAAGCTATGCAAGCTATTAAAACAGGTATTGAAGGTAAATTTAACGACGAAGTGGTGCAAGGCAGTAAATCTCCCGAAAAGTTTTTAAAAGATAATCGGGAAGCTTTAGCTACTTTAGACGCTACCGGATTAGGCGTACAAGATAGACTTGTTCAAATTATGCGCGGTATGAAGCAGATTGAAGGTAGTCAATCAGCGCTTGGCGAGCAAGTTAAAGCGATTCCTAAAGTGGTAGATGAATCGGTTGCTAATCAACAGCGTATTATTAGCAAGTCAGCTAAAGACCTAAGCGGGGTATCTGACGCAGAGAATTTAGCTAAAGTAGCTGTTAACGCTGACGCTCGCGTAATGGGGCGCATACTGCACAAAATGACGCCTGAAGCTAAACCTGAATTGGCAAAGCAAGTCATTAGCAATGCGTTTGAGCCTATTACAGCAGGCGTAGATAAAGCAGGTGCTAAAGTAAATACGGCACTAGAAAATCCGCGTATTGCAACACTTTTAAAATCTACTTACGGTAAAGAAGAAGGCGCAGCTAAATTAGCGGACTTTAAAGAAACGGCGCATATTCAGTCAATGATTGAAAGTATTAAAAAAGAAGCGCCATCACACCCTTACGACACTGCCCAAGCGCTTGATAATTTAACGGCAGATAAACCGCAAGTAAAACGCGCGGTAGAGAATATACTTGCTACACTTAGCGACCAGAAAAAGTTTGCAGAGCTTGCTAGCGGCGGACGCAAAGCAAACGAAGGAACGCTTAAAATGGCGACCAAAGCAACACCTTCTTTACCGTTTTCATTGACTGAAGGTGCTTCGCTAGTTAAATGGATTCACACTTCTTTATTAAAATCAGCCGACACTAAACTTGCCGATAAGCTATCTAGGGAGCTAATATCTTCAGAAGCTTTTGCTAACGCATTAGAACGCGCTCAAAGAGCAGATGAATATGCAATACCCTCTGCGGTGATAGAGTATGGTAAAATTATTCCACGCACTGCTGCTGGCGCAGTCACTTCAATTTCAGGGGAACAATAATGCCTTTTAATGGTTCAGGAACATACTCGCTACCCGCTGGCAACCCAGTTGTCACCGGTACAACGATTTCGTCTACGACGACAAACAACACTAACAGTGATATTGCAACAGCGTTAACCAACTGTTTAACGCGTGACGGGCAGTCAACGCCGTCGGCTAACTTGCCAATGAACGCTAAAAAGCTTACAGGGCTTGCCGCAGGCACAACTGCTGGCGATTCTGTGCGGTATGAGCAAATTCAATATGTAGAAGGCGTATCTAGCGCAGGCACTTCTGGCTATGTTTTAACCAGTAATGGCGCAGGAACAGCGCCTAGCTTTCAATCGTTATCAGTAACAGGAACATTACCGCTAACTGGCGGCACGATGACGGGTGCAATTACGTTTGCGGCTGGTCAAACATTTACAGGAACATTACCGCTAACTGGCGGCACAATGACGGGCAATATTGTATTTAATAGCGGACAACCTTTAGGTACGCCTTCTAGCGGTACGCTGTCATCTTGTACGGTAGACGGGACTGATGCAGTAGGGTTTAGAAACATTCCTGTAAATAGTCAAAGCGCAGCTTACACAGCAGTTTTAGCGGATAGCGGCAAATGTATTCTTCACCCATCAACCGATGCTAACGCTCGGACGTTTACAATCCCTGCAAATGGTTCAGTGGCTTATCCAATTGGCACAGCAATTTCGTTTGTAAACATGACTTCTCAAGTGGTCAGTATTGCTATCACAACAGACACGATGTATTTAGCGGGTACAGGCACGACAGGCACACGCTCACTGGCACAATACGGCACAGCCACAGCACTAAAGCTAACATCGACTACTTGGATTATTTCTGGTGCGGGGTTGACATAATGAGCGGGATTCAACAAATGCTAACGGGCGGGACGTATAAAGCTCCTGGGCCTACTACTATTGGACAAGCGTTTGGCGGTGGTTTTTACGCTGGTAAAATTGCTGTAGGTGGCGGAGGCGTAGCTACACATTACTTGATTGTAGCTCCTAAAGCATCGGGTGAAAACTCAAGCAGAACATGGGGTGTGTACGGAACAACGACAGGTATTACTTCAGTTATCAACGGGCCTACTAATTCTGCTTCATTAGCCGCGTTAGGGGCTTCGTATCAAGCTGCTACGTTCTGCGAAGGTTTAACTATCGGTGGTTATAGCGATTGGTATTTACCTGCAAAGAATGAGCTTGAAGTTTGTTATTATTTCCTAAAACCTACGACTAACGCGAATAATACAGTTTTTGGGTCAAATGCTAATGCAGTATCACCAGAACCGATAAGTACTAATTACACGAGTGGCTCTCCTGCTCAAACAAGTGCGGGTATAGGGTTTAGAGTCGGTGAAACAAATGCGTTTACGGTAGGGTCGGGGCCCGACTATTGGACTTCTACTGAAGTCGATGCTAACACAACGTGGTTTCAAGTCTTCCCTGCTGGAGACCAAGGCGGCGGTAGTAAAAACGCTACTAAGTATGTCAGAGCCGTACGCAGAATACCCGTATAACAACAGGAAATAATTATGTACATACAACTAACAAACATTGACGCAGACACAGGTATTCTTTGCACAGAAGCACCTATGCGTACAGGGCCAGTATTACCAGAAGTCAAGGGCTTTCAATTCATCTTTGCTAAAGAGTCAGCTTATCCAATTGATACAAACGCTGACGGTTCTTATGCTGAAATGCCGCTGTACTATGGAACGTGTGACGATGATGCAGATACATCATTAACTGGTGTTGTCAAAGTGCTTTCAGAAGTTGAATTTAATGCAGATAAACAAGCAGAGCATCAAGCTAGAAAACCTTATCCGTCTTGGGTAGGCGATATTAATACTATGTCATGGCAACCACCTTTAGCTTATCCGCAAGATGATAAAAGCTATTACTGGGACGAGCCAACAGTGTCTTGGAAAGAATTTACACCAGTGGTTGAGTTACCATGAAAACGGCTGAGTTAGGTTACTTTGGCAATATCTGGGTTAAACAGAACGTCCTAGAACTTGCTGGCGAAACACACGGTGGGCATGAGCATAAGTTCGACCATGTGACACTGCTTGTATCGGGCAAGGTATCTGTTGAAATTGAAGGTCACGAACCTAAAGAATTCACAGCACCAACCTTTATTGTCATTCGCAAAGAACATCAGCACAAGATTACAGCAGTTGAGGACGGTACAGTTTATTACTGTGTCTATGCTCTGCGTAATATGGACGGTGAGCCTATTGAAGACATTTACGGGGAGCAACATGACCCAGAGTCTGCCAGTGCTAGAGATGCAGGATACTGGGATAAAGTTAAGAGGATAGACAAATAATGGAGCATTTCATTTCGCTACTATTTCTTGCTCGCGATGTCGCCCACCGTGAGCATTTGCGCACCAGAAGTTTTGCGGCGCACATGGCGCTTAACGACTTTTACCATGAGATTATTGACCAAACTGATGGTTTAGTTGAGGCGTATCAAGGCAGTTATCAGCTTCTTAAAAACTTAGAAATTATCGGCAGTAAAGATGAAGCTAATATTGAAACTTTTTTAAAGAATCAAGTGACGTGGATTGATAATAACCGTTACAAGGTTTGTTCAAAAGAAGATTCACCCATCCAAAATTTAATCGACGGTATTTTAGAATCTTACTTTACTGTTCTCTATAAACTCAGATTCTTAAAGTGAGGTCGAGATGCCTGATGAAGCCTGCCGGTTAGCTAAAGTGGAACAGCGCATTGATGCGCTAGAAGAAGTGTTTGAAGACAGAGGGAGAAAGCTAGACGCTATAATAGCCGCGCTTGACGAGATGAAAGCGGAGCAATCACGTTATAAAGGCTTTATCGGTGGCATTGTTTTTACCGTGGGAGCGCTGTTTTCGTTCCTTACATGGTGGTCGGGTAAATAATGGAATTTTTACAGTTTGCCACGGACGTGGGGTTCCCCATCGCGGCGGCTTGTGGTGGTATGTATTTTGTCTACCTGACGCAGAAATTTCTGCTTGATAGCGTTCTTGAAAAGATTAAAAGTCTAATTGGAATTATCAAGCAGCTAGACCGGCGCGTTACGGCTATGTCGTGCGACATCACTCGAATAGATGAGCTAGCGTCAACAGCGCTTGATATTCCACAAGAAAAAGACAAACCTAAACCGCCTCTTGTAGAGAGAAAAGACTAATGGACGCTGATGCAATCGCTAAATACATTAACCAGTTTGGATTCCCTATCATTGCAGCCGGTGGTATGGGCTATATTGTTTATTTTGTCTGGCTTTGGGCAACAACAGTAGTAAAGCCTATTTTGCAAGAAGCAACAGATGCGCTAATTGAGTTAATTGACCAAATTCGTGTGCTAGACAATGACATGATACGACTGACGCAAAAACTAACAACGATACTATTACTGCGGAGTAAAAAATGAAGACAGGCGAGCGTGGGCTAGCGTTAATTAAAGAATTTGAAGGGTGTAAGCTAGCGGCCTATCAGTGCCCGGCAGGAATTTGGACTATCGGCATAGGCAGCACACATTATGGTGATGGTACGCCAGTTACTAAAAGCAGAACGTTGCCGACAGAAAAAGCCGCTATTGCACTGCTTGCGGCAACGATTGGGCAGTATGAAAAAGCAGTCAACGCAGTTTATGCTGAGCTAACGCAGAATGAATTTGATGCGCTGGTCTGTCTTTGCTATAACATCGGGGCGGGTAATTTTGCTTCCTCAACACTTGTAAAGATGTTAAACGCGGGCGAAGCTAAAGAAGAAGTAGCAAAGCAATTCGTGCGTTGGAATAAAGCCGGCGGTAAAGTAATGGCTGGCCTTACCCGACGCAGAGAAGCAGAAGCAGCTTTGTTTTTAAGCGAGTAATTCGTCACGCTCACGATTAGCGCGAAGTATGCAGTAGCGCTGATGCAGTCGCACCAAGATAGAGCGTCTACGTTTACCGTGGCGCTCTGAATCAATCATTTTTTCTAGCTCGTCTTCTGTGTAATTATTCAAATTAAAGAAGATGTCGCGCCATGTCAGGGTGTTCATCATTTTAGTTCCTCCAGCGCAATATCTGAGATTGCGCGTTTGTCATGCAGACTTGCAAATATGCGCTCGTCTACGGTTTTGTCTGTTAGCAGTACATAGCAATATACTGCGCTCTTTTGCCCGCTACGGTGCAAACGCCCAATGGTTTGCTCATATCTATCAAGTGACCACGGAAGCGACAGGAAGACCATTTTACTGCCGCCAAATTGAAGATTTAGCCCATGCCCTGCGGACTTAGGGTGAACAAGCAGTAATTCCACTCGCCCTGCGTTCCACGACGAGATGACGCCCTGCTGGTCGATTGTTTGCGCTTTAGGATACCGGCGTTTAAGTTTTTCAAGCTCTGCCTGAAAGTTGTACACGATAATGGTATTCGCGTGTTGGTTTTCTTCAAGAATCTCATCAAGACGGTCAAACTTGTGGCGCGAAAACCATGCCGTTTCTTCTTCAGAATATAGAAATCCACTGGCCATTTGCTGTAGCTTAGACACAACTACTGCCGCGTTCATTGCTCTAACTTCTATGTCTTCAAACTGAACAATAAAATCGTTTTTCATCTTTTTGTACATTTTCATGTCCATAGCGCAGTCTACGCGCACGACGTTTAACGGCGGCAAAGTGTTCATATACTCTTGCGTATCTATAAGATAGGTGGCCGGTTTAATAACTTCCATTATTTCAGCTAAAGACGTTGCTTTAGCTATCCATTCCACATACCCTCTATTAAGCATAATGAAATACTTTTGGTAAAACGCCGTTTTAGATTTACCAAGTAAAGTTTCGTCGATTATTTTGCACTGCCCAAATACATCTATAAGACCGTTGCTAGTAAACGAGCCGGTAAGTCCCCATCTGACTTTAAAATTTTTAATTAAAGCAAACAGCGCTTTAAAGCGTTTGCCTGACGGGTTCTTTAAAACAGTTAGCTCGTCAAACACTATTCCGTCAAAGCCAACTAAGGGCGGCGTAGATTGCAGTGTTTCGTAATTAGTCACCACAACTTGCGACGGTTTGTTAAACGCGTTCAGCCGTTGCGCGTAAGAGCCAACGGCGATAGATACGGTCAGACTTGGCGCCCACTTCGCCGGTTCTATTGTCCACACGTCCGTGCAAACACGCTTTGGCGCTATCACTAAGAACCGACGTACTCTGCCCGTGTCGAGCGCCTCCTTCATCGCTGTCAATGTTATTGCTGTTTTCCCTGCCCCCACTGGGGCAAGAATCATTCCTTTGTCTATCTGGCTCAAAAAGGCAACAGCCTCTATCTGATTGGGTCTTAGCATTGATAAATTTCCATCTTAAATACGCCGTTTTGGGGTGGTCTGCCATCATTGGAATCGAGCAGCAAGGGGTGTAGCATATCCACACCCCGTTCATCGTTTTGAGTTTTGGTTTCATCTATCCCGCCAAGGCAACACGATGTCGCTGACTTTCAGAGGAATAAACGGCACTGAATCTAGCCATTTGAGCAAATTCATGTAGTTTTCCATATCTTCATCGCGCAACGCTTTGATAGTTGGGTCTTGGTCTACTGGGTAACCTTTAAATGCGTACATTAGAAATTCTCCAATTTGATTAGTTTGTTTAAATACCAGTTAGCTTTGCGCAGGTCTTCAAGCCCGTTCTTCTCTCTAAACCGCCACATATACTTAAAAATATTCCCGCGCAAATACCCTCTGAATTCATCTTGCGAAAGCATAGCTTGCATTGCGTCAATGCACTGCATCTTGTCACCTTGATAGTGCGCTGGCGCGTTTACGGCGTCGCTTGCGTGTACTGAGTCGCCTTTTAGCATACTGTTGTTTCCTATTTCTGTTTGATAAGTTGTCTGTCTGTCATTCCACATTCGCAATAATTCTTCAAACCAATCTTCATCACAAACATGGACATTTGACATTATGTCATCAAGTTGTTTTTCATTTAATAGCCCCATTGCGCTTACCGTTATCGATTAACATTAAAAAATTGTTGCGCAAAAGTCTGTGGGCATAAAGAGCGCAAACTCATGTCATCATGTACTAAATCAGCAAACTTTAAAAACTCGGGTATGTCGTATATTGCGGACTTATGCAAAAACACCAGTGACGGCTTACCTCGGTTTGGCCTAACATATAATTTAGGGTTTTTCTCAACAGTGTCCCAAGAATAAATCTTTTTAGGGTTGTTAAACTTTCCCCACAAAGCCGTCTTTTTAGTCCAAGGTGAGCCGTATTCATACGGTTGATAAACTAATCTTGGTGCGCCTAAAAATTCTTTTAACCTACCCGTTGCTGGATTCTCTATCACCCAAAATTTAGGGTTACACTGCTTTATAATTCTTAAGCAGTGGTTGACTAAAAACATTCCTTCTTCAACATCGCCATCACCTTTATTGTTTGCCCACTTTGCAAAAGAGAATTCAGTGCAGACGGGGTTGGCAATCACGCCGTAAACATTATCTGGCGGCGTGTAGTTTTCAACACCAATATCTTTACCGACTTTAATAACCTCATACTCGTCATCATTTGCATAGAACCAACTGTCAGAACCTATGTCAGCGCAAAGATGCAAAATTACTTTTTTTAACATAGCGTCATCTCCCAACCTTTAGGCACGATAGTGTGCGTTCTCAAGAATTCCATAAAATGCTCATTGCGACGTCTACCCATTGGTCGCGTTCTGGGCTTTTCTCTTATTTCTTCATCGCGAAGTTTCTTAGCTAGAAGTTTAGCGCAATTAGCTTCCAGTAAACTTTTACTAAAATACGCTCTTGAATACCCGTTCTCTATTCGACGAATAAACGGCTCTCCGCGCATGAGCGCTGACACGCTAGGGTAGCGCAAATCGTTTTCGTCGCAAAAGTCAATCATGGTCATTTCATCTTCGCCTGCTTTAATAACCTTGATGTTACTAATGCTTAAGTTGCACGGGTTGCCGTCTAAATACTCTACTGCGTCAGTATGTTCGGGATACCATCCATAAGCTAAAAACACGGCAATCTTCCACGCTAGAAAGTAGGAGTGCATACCGCTTTTCTTGACGTTAATCGTAGCGTTTTTGTTTTTCCAGTTAAGTGCGGCAGGTGTGTTTGCGTCACCTTTGTAAAAGTGTCCGGTGTTACTGTTGTATCGTATCGCGCTTCTTATAATCCCTAAATCTTTATCTTTCATGTCCGCTCACCACATCAAAAAATCGCAATCTGTCATTCATCGTTAAGTTGTTTAGCGCTTTGTACAGCTTTCTTGTTTCACCGTTATGCTGACGTACCAAGCGCCGGCATCTAGCACGAAAGCGTTGCTCGTTTAGCTCGTTAATAAGTCCGAGCGTAAACACCTCGCTTATAAATCTGTCTTTTAAAAAGGGCGACAGCCCTATGAATATCTGTGAAATGTTCATCTTTGATGCCGTATATCGTTAAAAATGGGTCTTCGTTCTTTGCACCGGTCACACTCGCGGTAGCCAAGGCTATTATATATGCGCCAATGGTCATGTTTACAGTCAACCGTTGTTGGTGCAGGCGTCACTGGTGATACGGGTTTTACTAATGACATAGCCAAATTCCTGTTAAAAATAAAACCCCGATATAAAACATGAGCGCCGCAACGTCATCGATTTGCATTACCCTTCCTCCAGTGCGCGAAGCATTAACTTTAACTGCTCAATTTCTTTAAGTAGTTGAAGTTTAATTTTCTTCAATTCTTTTTTGTTCTTTTGCGCCATCTCAAGGCGTTTGTAACATTCGTCTTTTGTCATTTTGACACCATATTACCTTGCACATCGCGCGTCATTTCATACACACCGTACAGTTTACCGTCGCGAAGAATAAACTCACCAATATTGGTTTTAATGATAGTGTGGCGGTGTTTGTTATCTACGTAGTTAGTCGCTTGCGCTATGATAAAACACGTTGCAAATATAACTGCGACCACCCAACCTTTGTATTCATCTTTCATTTTCCATTCCCTCTAATACCAAGTCTAAGTCTGGCTTTGTCTAAATCTTTAACGCGCCACAAGAATGAAGGTGCGCCTGCTTCGGATAATCTTATGCTGCCGGCAGGATATACCCCCATCTTAACGATGTGATAGTCCATACTGGTGCGGCTAACTTTATGCGCCGCACAGTAGGCTTTTAATGTTATCTCCGTCACTCTACCACTCCAATACCGTGTGACTTTTCTATTTGATATTCCAACTGCTTAACGTAAACATAAATAGAATAAGGCACTTTAAAATGCTCGGGTATCTTTGTTAACTGATTGGCGCAACATATAAAATATGCTGAGGGTTGCATTTCTTCATCACTCAGAGGCTCACGTTTTAAATCACGCTCTGCCGCTGCATACCCCCGTTGATACATTTCGCGTGCCGTCTGCGGTGGTTGTTTTTCGTTCCATTCAATCAATTTTTTTATAAAACATTCCTCGTGCGGTTCAGTACATTCACCAATGTCATCATGAAAATTTTGTATTTCTTCTAGTTGTTCTTTTGTTAATAAACTCATTGTACTGTCCCCGTTGCACTATCATTGCAAATTGCGCCAATAATGCGCGTCGGGCGTTTGAATATTTGATATGCGCCTACTGCAAAGGTATATTCTTCCTTTGCGTTGTTGCACGCTTGCATTGTGTCGTATGGTATTGCAACGCTTGTGTACGCGATTACCTCATGCGTGGTTGTTTTGCCGCGTTTGTCGATACTAATATCAACAGTCAAAAACGATAATGTTAGTGCTAGTGTTGCGCTCATCTCATCACCTGCTTCATAATTTTGCGTAAACGTGTAATTTCAGTTAGCGCATTGAGGTGCAAACGCGTCATAACTAAGAAGCAAAACAGCATAATAAGGTATGCCAAATTGCTTTCATCAAGGTATTGTAAAAATTCAATCATTATTCTCTCTCCAGTTGTTAATATCTTCTTTGCTCCAAAGACAAGCGTACTTTTGATTAAGTTTGCCCATGTCTGATGCAAAGAGTTGTTGCAGTGGTGACAGCTTACCGCCTGCGGTTTTAAGTTCAATAAACCATGTACTGCCATTAGGTAGGCACACGATTCTATCTGCCACTCCCCGACACGCTGGAGAGGTGAACTTATACGATTTGCCGCCAAGCTCTTTGACGACTTTTATTAAGTATTTTTCGACGTCTTTTTCTAACATGGCTAAAGTTTATCATTGCAAACTTTTCTTTGCAAACTTTTTTTGATATACTGCAATCTCTTTAAACAATTAGAGGATTTAAAATGAGTGGTGAAAACATATTACACAAAGAACGCGTAGAACAATTACATGAGTTTATAAGCGTTGCTATAAAATTTGATACTAGAGATGAAGGCGTCAGTAAGTTTATTAAAGGGGTGCAGTTTGCTGTTAATCATATAGAAGACAAAACATCAACCGAGGCAGGAGATTTAAAATGAGCCACTCCAGTATCGCCGGCGGTAGCACCGCCAAACGAGTTATCGCGTGTCCTGCCAGTGTTAAGCTGGTGCAACAAATGCCACCTAAACCATCATCATCGTATGCCGATGAAGGGACGCTTTGCCACCTTGCAATGGAAAAGTTACTCACTGAGGATAACTTTAACATTTACAGTTTGTCGTATGCGGGCATTGATATGACAACTGAGTTGGCAAAGGAAAAGATTGAACCGGCGCTGGCGGCGCTTGATGAAATTGACCCAACTAAGTCAATGGAGTTTACCGTTGAAGCTAACGTAAGCTACGGTGATTTCTTGCCTGACGTGTTTGGTAGCGTTGACCTTATCGGTAGACTTGGGGACCGCGCTGTTATCCTAGATTGGAAGTTTGGCAGTGGCGTTAGTGTAGAGGTGGAAGAAAATGAACAGCTCATGTTCTACGCCGCCGCCGCTATGCGCACAAAAGGGTTAGAATGGGTGTTTGATGGCGCGGCGTCTATTGAGCTTGTGATTGTTCAACCCCCGTCTGTTAAGCGCTGGAAAACTACTGCTAAACGCATTCGTGAGTTTGAAAAAACGCTTAAGAAAGCTATCGATTTATCTGAAACACCTGATGCACCCTTAGCCAGTGGCAAACACTGCAAGTGGTGCGCGGCTAAACCAACTTGTCCGTTAATGACAGGTGAGGTAGATAGAGCGCTGAAGGCAACGCTTGATAATATTGATGCAGAATCTATTGCAAACTATTTACAACAAGCTGAGATTCTGGAACAATGGATTACCGATTTGAGAGCATTAGCGTTTCAAATGCTTGAAGCGGGCAAACCAGTCCCTAACTACAAACTTGTTGCAAAGCGTGGGACAAGAAAATGGACTAATGAGGCGCAAGCAGTCGAATCGCTTTTGGCTCTTGGTCTGACAAATGATGACATCTACGATTCCAAATTGGTTTCACCGGCGCAAGCAGAAAAGAAATTAAAGGCTCTGAAACTGCCCATGCCGGATGATGTTGTCGCAGTAGTATCTTCTGGCAGTACGATGGCGCACGAAAGTGACCCCCGTCCAACTGTCTTATTAATCGGGCAACAATTAACTAATGCCCTCAATAAACTTTAAAGGTAAACTAAAATGAACAACGTATCTGTATTTGGCAACGCCAACCTTCCAGCAGTTAACAGCATTTCTAACGCATTACGCAACATTCAAACTGACACCAACAGCGCAGGTGGCGTCACTATCCTGAAAATGGATAGAACAGGTCACTGGGTATATGGCGCGTCTGAAACTGAAGTGGACAACGATAGCGTGTGGGCAGTTAACCCTTTTAGTTTCACGCACGGCTTTATTGCGTGGGGTGAAGGTGAAGTATTAGGTGAGAAAATGGTTAGCGTGACTGAGCCATTGCCACAAGTTGAGCCTGCGCCTGCCGCTGCTAAACGTGGTTGGGAAACGCAAGTGGGCTTCTCCCTCAAATGTATCGACGGTGAAGACAAAGGTGAAGAAGTACGCTACACAGTCACCAGCGTGGGCGGTAAACGCGCCGTGCAAACGTTAGCAGTCAATATCGCTAATCAAGTAGAAACAGACCAAACTAAGCCTGTCGCTGTTGTATCTTTGGGCAAAGAACACTATCAACATAAAGCCTACGGGCGTATCTACACACCGATGTTTGACATTGTGGAGTGGATTAGCCTTGACGGTGAACCTGCTACTGAAGACACACCCCAAGAAGTCATCGAAGATGACGCGCCTGCCACCCGCCGCAGACGCGCATAACCGATAAGGAGAAGGGCGGCTAAAAGGCCGCCTTTTTTTATGTCTATACTTTATATTGATTTTGAAACAAGAAGTGAATGTGACCTGCCTAAGCACGGTGTTTACAATTACGCGCAAGACCTGACTACTGACGTGCTGTGTATGTGCTACGCTTTTGATAATGAGGACGTGCAAACATGGACGCCTGATATGCCGTTTCCTGACAACGTTCGCAACTTCACGGGTCAGATACGGGCGCATAACGCCGCGTTTGAGCGTTTAATATTCTGGTACGTTCTACAGATAGACTTTAAACTTGAACAGTTTTACTGCACCGCTGTGCAAGCACGAGCTAATTGCCTTCCGGGCAGTCTTGAGGATGTTGGTCGCGCTATCTCTAGTGAGATGCGCAAAGACCATCGTGGCAAGATGCTAGTCAAGCAGTGCTGTACTCCTCCTTTTAACACCAAATTGCTACCTGAGCTTATTGAGTATTGCCGTCAGGACGTGCGGACTATGCGGGCAGTGTCTACTGCACTACGTCAATTGACTGATGACGAGCTTGCAGACTATCACGTCAATGAGCGCATTAACGACGCGGGTGTTCTTGTGGACGTTGACTTGTGTCGCGCCGCGATGCGTTACGCCAGTGTCGAGCTTGAGGAAATCCAATCGCGTGTCGTGGAGTTAACGGACGGTGCAATTAAATCTGTTCGCTCGCCTAAGATGCGTGAGTGGGTGCTTGAGCGTGTTGGCCCTGCCGCGCGTGAGTTGATGTGGAACGGTGAGAAGTATTCTATCGACAAAAGCGTCCGCGCTAATTTAATGCTGATGGACGACCCTGAAGAAATCCCTCCGCACGTTGGCGAAGTTATCCAGTGCGCTGATGACTTGTGGGCGTCGTCTGTTGCTAAGTTTAATCGTCTGCTTTACCTTGCGGACTTTGAAGACCATCGTGTGCGTGGCGCGTTTGTTTTTAACGGTGGCTCGGCTACTGGTCGAGCGTCATCGTATGGTGCGCAGGTGCATAACTTCACGCGTAAATGCGCCAAAGAGCCACAGCGAGTGCGTGATGATATGGTCATTGGGCGCAACATTGTTCCGGTGCATGGCAAGCGCGTGACGGACGTTCTGAAAGGTATGCTTCGCCCTGCGCTGATGCCTGCTAGCGGAAACGTGTTCGTGGTAGCAGATTGGGCGGGTATTGAAGCGCGTGTAACGCCTTGGGCGAGTTTGCAGCACGGCAGTGAAGACGTGCTTGACGTGTTCCGCACGGGTGAGGACATCTACATTCGCGCGGCGGCGGGTATATTTAACCGTCCGATGGACGCAATAACACCTGACCAACGTCAGATAGGTAAGGTGGCGATTCTATCGTGTGGCTATATGGGTGGTGCTGGCGCGTTTGGTGCTATGGGTAAAGCTTATGGCATCTCACTGCCTGAAGCAGAGGCTAAACGTACCGTTGACGCGTGGCGTCGCAGTAACACTTGGGCGGTGCAATACTGGGGCGAGCTTGAGCGGGCGTATATGTGCGCCATGCGCCACAAAGGACGTGAGTTTACCGCTGGGCGCGTGACGTATCTGTTTGATGGCGTGAATTTGTGGTACGCCTTGCCGTCTGGTCGGGTGCTGTGTTACCCGTCCGCGTACATAGAAGACGGTGGCGTAACTTACGCTAAGGCGGCGTGGAAACCCGCTGCTGATGCAGTCGAATGGCCGCGAGCTAGGCTATGGGCTGGACTTGCTTGTGAGAACATTACACAGGCAATTGCAAATGATTTACTTCGTGACGCGTTGCGCCGAATCGGGCATACTGTCGTGCTTCATGTTCACGATGAAATCGTCTTAGAAGTGCAAAAAGAAGACGCGGAAAGCGCCGCGCAAGACTTGGAAACGGTGATGTGTAGCGCTCCTGCGTGGGCAGAAGGTCTACCGTTAGCTGTTGGTGTATCGACATTAGAGAGATATGGAAAATGAATTTTATTAAGTATTTAGAGAGAATCGCGCCGGAAGGCGAAACCGTCCTTCTGGTCAAACAAATAGCTAAAGACAATGGTCAGTTTGCATGGCCTGCGTATCTGCCAGCAAAGTACGATGGCAAAGGCGCATGGTATGGCAATACCGCGTCGTTTATCACGTCACGTTTTAAAGATGGCAAACCGTCTGCGAGCGCAGGCAATTGCGAATACGTCGCCTTCCTTGTGCTAGACGACATCGGCACCAAGAGTCTACGCCCGCCTATCGAGCCGACGTGGATAATGGAAACCTCACCACAGAATTTTCAGTGGGGATACACTTTTGCTTTAGATGATATGCCAACGAAAGGCGAATTCAGCGCCGCTATTAAAGCAATCGCTGACGCTGGGTACACTGACAGCGGCGCAATTAACCCCGTGCGGAATTTTCGTTTGCCTGCGTCGGTCAATTTGAAGCCTGACCGTGCATCGTTTCAGTCTATTCTTGTGGAATTTCACCCGGAGCGTGAGTTTACCCTCGACCAAATATGCTCGGCGCTTGACGTTCACCCGTCTGATGCTGACACGGCGTCTGTGCGTCCAATAGCTATCATTGATACAGGCAGTGATGAAGTGCTTGACTGGTTAGCCTCGCGTGGTGACGTAATGGAGTCAGCTAACGCTGAGGGCTGGGTTGGGGTGGTTTGCCCTAATCACGCAGAGCATACTGATGGGCAGTTAATGGGTAGATACCACCCACTTAACCGTGCTTACTGTTGCTTTCATGGCCATTGTTCTCTATGGGACAGCCGCGCATACCTTGCGTGGGTTGCTGAAATGGGCGGCCCTAAGCACTCGCATGGTCTTCGTGAGGAAATCCTTGCAGAGGTGTTGCACAATGCGATTGGCAAACTTGAGCCTACGGATATGTTCAGCACTGACGCGGCGGCTATTATCGCAGAAGTTGAACAGAAAGAAATCGCACGTCTTGAGAAGGCGGAGTGGTATCAACGTTTTGCTTACGTCATGTCAGACGATTCTTACTTCGATTTGCAAAACCGTCGTGAATTCTCACGTCAGACGTTCAACGCCGTGTTTCGTCATGTGTCGTGCAAAAGTATTCACTCCGACCGTAAGATAGAGGCCGCCATGAGCTTTGACGAGAATCGTCAGGTGATGGGCGCTAGAGTGCTGGCAGGTATCACCTTTGCCGCTGGTGACTCGGTAATTGCTACGCGTGACGGTGAATTGTATGGCAACCGCTGGCGTGACGCTCGCCCAGATTCATCTCGTGGCGGAAATTTGGGTGGCAATATATCCTTGTGGCTTGACCACTGTAAATCGCTTGTTCCTGACGAGCGTGAGCTTAACCATATATGGGATTACATGGCATTCAAAGTGCAGAATCCGCGCGTTAAGATTAACCACGCTATTCTTCACGCTGGTGGTCAAGGTATTGGTAAGGATACGATGTATGCCCCATTCATTTACGCCGTGTGCGGCCCTCACCTGCGCAATTACTCACTCATGTCTACTGACACCATTCAATCTGCGTGGGGTTATCATTTAGAAGCGGAAATTATTGTCATTAATGAGCTTAAAGAAGCCGACAGCGCCGCGCGTCGGATGCTTGCCAACAAACTCAAGCCTGTCATCGCCGCACCACCTGAGATGCTGTCTGTTAATCGTAAAGGCCTTGCCCCATACAACCTTGTAAACCGTCTTGCTGTGCTTGCGTTCTCTAATGACCGTGTACCGTTGTCACTCGAATCGGGTGACCGTCGTTGGTTTGCTACTTGGAGTACGGCGGAGCGCTTGCCTCCGCAATCAGCTACCGCTATATGGAAATGGTTTAATGACGGCGGTGGGTATGACCTTATTGCCAACTGGTTGTTCTTGCGTGATGTGTCTGCGTTCAACCCTGCTGCGCCTGCGC